ATGCTACATTATCTGCTTCTCCACCTTTTGCTCTATGTATTGTCGATACACGGATTCTAGGATCTTCCGACAAAATTCTTTCTCCTCGTCTTCTAGCAGAGACTATGTATGCAACAACTTGTTCCGATAGCTTCAGAACCTTTTGCCAACCCATAAAGTGATTAGCCTCAAATCCACATAGGTTTTTTAAATGTTCTAAATTATATTCTAAATCTTCAACAAGATTACCCATAGCTTTTCTACCAGCTCTCTTTATCAAAGAAGGATCTATAAACTTAGCAAATACTTTTAACAATTTTGGTTCTACTGCTTTACCTCTTTGTAAAGATATCCATACCTCTATCGCTAACAATACATTTAAAGATACAGACCAACCATCTCCCTCTCTCCAAAATATATAGCCTTCCTCTCTAAGTTTGTTACAAACCTGGTTCGCTATGTAGTTTGTTCTTGTAAGTATCAACCACTCTCCCTCTCGCATATCCACATCAAGAATATCATTGTGCCATGTAACCATTCCTTTTTCATGTGTTGGTTTCCATTCTTTCTTTTCTCTTATTGCTATTTTATCTGTAATATTTTGTGCCCATGCGTGAATGTGATTTGGAACTCTGTGAGAATCTTCAAGTAATAATTTTTCTTTACTTGCATTTAAAAAATGTTTTACATCTACACCCATCCAAGAATATATCGCCTGGTCATCATCTCCAGCATAGTAGACTTCCTCTGAATTAGGAACGAGAACTTTCTTAACCATTTTCCACTGTATTGGTGCTAAGTCTTGTGCTTCATCTATAATCAATAATTCAAACTTCGGTGATGTGCCTTCCTTAATAAATCTTTCTATCATATCGATAAAATCTATTTTGCCTCTTCTCTCTTTGAAGTCTTTAAAAGCCTTGTCTAACACCGTCAACTGTTGCCAACTCATGTCATTACTCCAGGTTCCTTTGTGAAACTCCTCTTGCAGATCAACTTGCTTGACACGAGCAAATTGAATTAAAGACATGTACTTGTCCCCACCAGCACCAATAGAAAACAAAGGTCCCTCTTCCATATTAATTGTTTGTGTCGTTCTAAAATCTAAGCCAACTAATTTACCTAATTCATTATAGTCACGACCAGACATCACTTCTGCCGTGCTTAATCCAAGCCAAGTAAAAGCAAGAGAATGTAATGTTCTAAAAAATAACATGTCTTTGTAATCTATTTCTAAAGATGCAACTGCTCTTGTTCTTGCCTCCTCGGCTGCTTTCCTACTGAAAGACATGAAGCCTATCTTTTTAGGATCTTTCTTTTGTAGTAAATGACCCTCTACTATTTTTATTAATCTCGTAGTCTTACCTGTTCCAGGTGGACCGAATATTGTTGTCTCTGTCAAAACGGAACCTCATCTGTTTCTATTGTTATCGGTTTTATTTCTACCTCTGCTCCAAACTCTGGTATCCACCAAACTCTAACGGACTTCCATTTACCTTGTGATGTTTGAAACTTTTTAACTACGGAACTATCTCCGTTATTTACTTCTTTGAGTCTTTCTTGAACTTGTGCTCTGGTATAATTATCAAACTTTCTGTTCCTTAGAAACTCCATCAAAGAATCTATCTTAAAATAAGTTCTTGATTCTTCTGCATCTGTAAATGGTTTACCAAGAACAACCTCCTCGAAACTTTGTGCTTGTACTCTGCCCGTACAAAACAACTCAAGATAAGATAGAAACTGTCCCTTGTATGTTAATTCTTGTGGCACGGCTATCTCATTACAATTCTCAAGAAGACCATTGACTTGTACCTCCCAATCTCCGTCCTTCATCTTCGGTGGCATAAAGTTTAACTGTTCCATACATGCTCTTTGAAATAGTCTCGGAGCTTGTAGTTCTTCTGTTGTAAGTTCTAATCGTCTACCATCTATATCCAAAAACCATAAACGAGGCTCTGATAATATAACAGACAAACCACTGATCGCAGGCATAGATGTTGTTCCGATACCATGTTTAAGTCCTCGACACACACCTTGATTGCAATGTGAGGACATAGGCTCGTCTTTACATAAATACTGATATTCTTTTTTCTCTAACTGTGATTGTATCGTAACGATCTCGGCAGCAGGTAATGGTGGTGTAAAATGTTTTACATTCAACTGCTCCAACTGCGACTTCCAATTATTAGGTTGAGACTTCTGTAAAAAAACACCTAACTGAAAAGCAACTTTGTTTCTGCCACCTTCATGCACTCCAACAGATAACATGGCACGAAGACACGGAACAAAACCTGGAAATAGATTTGGTTTACCACCCACAGATATCTGCATAAATTTATTCGGATCACATTTTACTGTTCCCAAATGTTGAATAAATTCTTTTAAACTAGCTTCGACATAAGTCTTGCCAACTTTAATAATGGCATACCTCAAAGTTTTCTCTGCATCAAAGTATGGTAGATTGATGAAGTTGCCCACATCTCCTCGCTCTACCAATACTTGCTCTTGTTTTGGAAATATCTCACAACGTCCATGTCCAAGAGCTGCAGCTATCTCGGCAGCTTTGTCTCTGAAGTCTGCCGCTTCCATCCACTTTGTAAAGAAAAAGAATATATGTGCACCTCCACTTTTACTACGGCACACGATACACGGAACTTTTAATTCTTCTAGCTTATCAACCAAAGCATTATGGTCTAGTGGATATTCATCTATATCGAGAGCACCAAACTTACATTTGTTATGTTCGTTGATAGGTATTGCACCAACACCTTTCTTGCCATCAATATGTCCTTGTAATAATTCTAATGTTAGTGGTTGTCTTACGATAAATGATTTGGCTTTCTGTTTGCCATTCATTCTTTGGTTGGAAACTTCCGTCTGACCATGAGCACCACTGAAACCCTCAAACGCAAGTAATAATTCTTCTGTTAAATTCACTCTTCACTCCAAAAAGTAAGGAGTCACACATTTGGAGGATACATGTGTGACTCCAGCTTAAACTAAAACGGTACTTCGTTCTCCTCTGTTGATGACATCTCATCAGCAGACGCAGCAGCCATTTTAACTTCCCCCTTGCT